TACACTAGATAAATTTTGTGTTGCTGTTTCTATCTTACCCGTAGAAACCGGTAAAGTTTCATTTACTTTCTCATTTTTATTATCTATTTTATTTTCTAGCTTAGTCTCTTCATTTTTTTTCTCAGGTTCTTTGTTTTCAGTTCCTCCAGTAGATCCCGTTACCACATTAGGAGCACCTGAAATATCTTCTGCTTTTTTTTCTGCAAGTTTTTCTGTTTCCGTCTTAGCTTTACTATCTCCAGTTCCTCCAGTTCCTCCAGTTCCCCCTGAAACTCCTGAATCTATACCAAATAGATCTTTAAGCATACTATTAACTTTACTTTCCCTATTTACAGTTTCTATTTTTTCTGGTTCAGAGTTTACTGTCCCTGTACCTCCAGTAATGTTTTTTGTCTCTTCTAATTTAGTTTCTGCTGACGAAACTGCTGGCCCGGTAGTTCCTTCAGTAGTTCCAGTAGTGTTTTTTGCCTCTTCTAATTTAGTTTCTGTTGATGAAGCTGCTGGTCCGGTAGTTCCTCCTGTGCCTCCGGTAGTATTTGTTACAGACTCTATGGAAGATGGTTGAGGTCCAGTAGTACCTGTTTTTTCTGCTAACTTAGTTTCTGTAGCTGCTCCTGTAGGACCAGTAGCTGCTACCACATCTCCCTCTTTAGTCATTTTCATTGACTCTATAGATCCGCCTTTAGATTTGTCTATAAGTTTAGCTAAATTATCATCATATCTTTTTGACATTGCTAAAACGCTTTCACTACCAAACCCTTCACCTTCTAGTATTTTAGCAAATGCAGATATTATAGCATTATTCTCTGGAGTAAAAAGAATTTTATATTTTTGGTCGGTCATTGGACCACCTTCTCCATTAAAATATGATATAATATTTAAAAATTTATCCAATAATGGCTCAAACTTTAATTTTTCATCCTTTACTTTACTATCAAACTCTTCTTTAACTTGATCGTACTTTTCGTACTCTTTTATATTTTTAACTCCTAAATTTTCTACTATCTGTGTGACACTACCAGTTTTAAGTTTTTGTGCATTTCCTATCTTATTTTTAGCGGATCCTTTGGACATTTCAAAAATTTCTTTTCCGTCTACTGCTTCCCCATCATCTATTTTTTTCTTTATGTCTTTTCTGTCCGCGTAATCACCCGAATAAGCTTCTGAATAATATATGAGCTTTGGATCATAAGCAGGATCTAAAGCTTTTAGATTTTTTTCAAATGAGTCATTATAGAATGTATTAGCTTCTTTTATAACATCATCTGCAGATTTCTTCTTCTTCTTTAAATCCTCGTCAATTTCTTTTCCTGTTAATTGACCAGTTGGAGTTATCATTGCGCTTTCTTGCTCTTTAAATTTAGCTCTATCGAAAGCACCTTCTCCTGATTTAAAAATTGGAAATTCTGATCCTTGTGTTCCTGTTTCTCCTGCCAAAATATTATTTTATTTTATATACCTAAAAAGCCAAAAAGTTAACTTTTTGGCTTTGAAAATGAAAATGCTTCTACTAAATCTCCCTGATCGGATTTCTTATTCTCTCTTTCTATTTTTTCGTTAAGCTTATCTATGTATAGCTGATATTCGTAAAATGGAAGAGACTCTAAATTATCTATTGAAAGTTTAAACTCCTCCCAGAGTCTAAATTTAATATCAAAATAGTTGCTCAAGGATATTTGAAATAATGAAAAGGGATCTGTATCCTCCGGGAAATGAAATTTCTGCTGTGACCTCCCCATCACAGCTTTCACATTTTGTATAAATCCTTGATTTTGTTGCAAAGTTAATTTTTTCACTGATTTGATCTGCTATTGAGAATTGTAATGGAGTCCATTCTGTAGATCCCCTTTCGTATTGATCATATAATCTTTCGTCTAGACCTCTCCAGTCAGGGATTATAAATGAAGCCACTTTTGCAAAGCTTTCATCATATTTTTTACCTTTCTTTTTTTTATCTGCTAGAATTCTTCTACATACTGTAGTAACACCAATAGTCGGAATATACAAATCCATTTCTGCACTTCCGTCTTTAGGTATAAATTTGAATGAATATGAATCTTTATTGTATCTTTTTAATATTTCAGGATCAACAACAAAGCTATCTAATAGATTAGATTTTAATTCTATCATATCTGGAATATTACATTCTTCCTTAGTGCAGTTTTTTGTAATAGGTAATAAGATTCTGTTCTCTCCTTTTAAGAAAGTCATATCTCTTATTGACATAATAATAAAAAACCTATCCTCGTACCATAAATCGTATGATTCAAGAATACCTCCATCCCAACGTATTTTCATACATTTTTCAATGATAGTATTTAATTTGTCATCTAGATCTAATCTATCGCTATCGTCTACTGTGGAAAATTGTCTAATTTCTGTAACCTTAGCTGCTTTAATAGCAATTTCAAATCCATCAGGATAACCAAATCCCTTAGAAGGTAGAGTGTCTACTGGGATATTTTTCCATTCGGCTTCCATTCCAAGAGGAGTTCTATTAACATTAACTTTTCCTAAATTTCTTGGAGTTATATTGTCGGATGTTGGTATCCAGTCAGGAATTGTTACGTTTTCTACATCTGGATCTGATTCTTCAATTATTTGTTGAGAATCGTACTCGAATTTAGATTTAGCTTCTTTTTGATTAAGTTCATTTAAAAGCTCTTCGTCAAAATTGTCAATCATATTTTTTTTCTTATATTTCTTTTACTCTTGTTTTCCTTTTAGTTTCTTATTAAATGATAAAAAAAAGTAAAGACCAAAGAACAATCCCGAAAGGAAATAAAAAATTGCGACAGTATGCCAATAGGAATGTGTCCATTTCATTAAAGCTGCAAAAAGGATATCGAATCCGAAGGGATTGAAAAATGTTGCTAGGATTAAGCAGATTGAGGCAAGTCTTCTTTTCTGTTTCTGAGTCACACTCGTCGTCCATATTATTTTAAGATCAGCATTATTGTAAGAAATAGCATCAAACAAAAATGGAGACTTTGTTGAGTCTCCATTTATATATTCCCTTAATTTTTTTTAATTAAAAATGTCTTCGAAATAATCTGCTCTAAATGATAGTGCAATTTTATATGGAGTTGTACCGTTAGTGTAATCTAAATCCATTGCTTTTATTTGATCCGTAGGAAAGCAATTTACCAATTTTATTCTTCTAAATACATCACCTTCTTTATTAAATATAGATACAAGTACATAAGTTCCTCCAGCATAAGTTGATTTAATACCAGTAGCACCTGTTAAAGGATTATAGACTAAATCTGACCACTGACGCATAGTTTTAAATACGTAGTTACTGTTGTTATCATCTAAGTTGGTTTCAAATTCAATTCTAACTTTTACACCTGTATCATCAACTGCACCACCTGCATATCTTCTTCTTGAGAATTTATACCTTTGTTCCATTACACCTGGGTTTTTATCAACAGATAAACCGGAAACGGAAAGTACGTTTTCTACTAATAGTGATCTCCCCCCGTTTCCTGGTGGAAGAGTTACACCAACAGGAGGTTGAATAATAACCTCGAATTGATTAAGATATACTGGTTCGTATAATTGAACTGCTGCTTTTGCTGAGCTAAAATGTGGTAATCCTGCCATTTTGTTTTATATTTATATAAATACGTCGTCGAAATAATCTACTGCCCATTGTATATCAATTTTATAAATAGATGCTTGAGTATAGTTTAATCCCATTTCCGTTATAGGTGCCATTGGGAAACAATCTTTAAGATTGATCTTTCTGAAAATGTCCCCTTGCTTATTAAAAACATTAATTAAAATATTTCCGGTGTAATCTTTTTTAAGCCCCATTGCCCCTGTAATAGGATTATAAATTAAATCTGACCATTGACGAAGTATTTTGAAAACATACATTGAATTATTATCATCAAGGTTAACTTCGAATGATGTTGTAACATCTAAACCAGTTCTTTGTGGAGCTGCTCCAGCATAGTATCTTTTAGCAAATTTGTACTGTTGAGTGATCTCACCAGCATTTTGATCCACTTGTAAACCTGAAATATTAGTCACCTGCTCTAAAAGAATATTTCCGCTACCAGGATTTCCTTGAACTGATATAACACCAACAGGAGGGGAAATAGTCACCTCAAACTGATTAAGGAAAACTGGTTCGAATTTATTAACCGAAGCTTTCGAACTTGAATAATGTGGTAATCCTGCCATGTTTTTATTTTATATATTTTTCTTCTGGATTTATTTACAAATCTATTAACTAAATTGCAAAAATCCTCCAGAAGCAATACCACCTGTTCTAGTAACTGTCATTCTATTAATAAACTTATGAATACCTCTTGCAGGTTCAATAATTACGTCAATAATACCGATATTTTGATCAATGATTGCAGGTGTATTATTAGAAGAGTCCATAATAGATAAGTAGTTATAAATACCCCCAACAGATCTTACTCCAGTTAAATAATTGTCTACTAATGTTTTAATCTCAAGTCTTACGTTATCTTCGTTAAAATCAAACACGTAGTTAGAAAGTATTTGTTCTATTGCAGATTCAATGGTGATTAATAAGTCTCTAACGTGTAGGTTATTGAATGCTGAGTTAGTTCTTTGGTAGCTTGTTTGATTACCGTAGATAACAATACCAACTCCTCTTTTTCTGATGATTGGATTGATACCGAATGGCTCTAAATATTCTCTGTCTTCAATATCAAAATCATACTCAAGACCAACTAAGTTACCAGCAGATATAATACCTCTTTTAAGACCAGCTACGATTGAATAAGGTTCACCTGTAATAAATTTACGAATGAAGTTATTAGAAACGTATGCTGATGGCGGAACGTTTAAGTTCTTACCATTCTCTCTAATTGTTAAGAACGGAGAGAAGAATCCTGAGAATTTTGCTCCTAAATCTTCATCAGGTAAAGAGAAAGTAAATGAAGGATTTAAACTTAAATTACCTCCGTCTGCAATATATCTAGCTTGTAAAATTGGAGCCGGATCAGTTGCAGTAGGTGCTGTAGTAAATCTAGGATCAATAGAATCTGCAAATTTCTTCATTGAAGGCACATTACAAATTGCCAAACATTTTTGTCTGTTTTTAGCAAGTCTAGTGAGTTGGAATTTACAGTTTGGTTGAATACCTCCGTCGAATGTATCTACGATGTATCTGAATGTAATTACGTCGGTATCAGCTAATGTTCTTGCTAAGTTTGTATTAGAAAGTACATCCAATATCTCATTCATTCTTGTGTCTGTTCCATTTGGTACAGAAGCAGCTTTAATCTGAGCTCCTGGCAAATAAGTGAAATTGAAAGATGTAACAAATTCTTGAATGTTTTTAAATTTCCAAACTCTTGTTGTTGTACCTGGATACAATTGAATAGGTCTTTCAGTTTTAACCTGTACTGTGTAAATTCCAGGTGAAGAAGCAGAAGCTACTGTTTTAACCTCAAGTACTCTAGTTAATCTTGACTGAAGATTTTCAGTTAATGGATTATCATAAATTTGAGTATCCGTAGAAACTAATAGATCTCCCACCTTAATTCCTGAAGAATTAGCAACTGTTGTAGTTAATTCAATAACATTAGGCTGTAATTGAGTAATAATATCAATATAATCGCTAATGTTACCTGCCGTTGAAACGATATTAAATTCGTAAGACCCAACTGCATTAGCACCTGTAGGTAAAGAACTGATAAAAGTATCCCCAAATCCTTCAATTGCTTCAGGAGTTGCGAGTGTATCATCCGAAAACGCTCTACATACTAATATGTTAAATCCGTCACGGTCTACATTAGA